ACAGAACGCCTTCTATCAGATGACCATCTGGTACTCACGCCAGATCATGGACGTTGGCGACCTGTACGGCGAGCTGGAGATCCCGCAGCGCTGGTACGAGGCCGTTGTGATGATGCTGGCTCACAGGATGAGCTTGGAGCTGCCCGGCATTGACATGGCCCGCGTCCAGTACCTTGATGGGCAGGCTTCAAAGTACCTCGGCATGGTCGAGGAGGAGGAGCGCGACAAGTCGCCGATCTACTTCGCTCCGAATATTTCGTGCTACACAAGGTGACCGATGGCCATCTTTCTGGACACCCTCGGCTACTCTGACATCGCAATTGCGATTTGCGATCGCTGCAAAATGAAGCGACCGCATGCCGTGATGCGCAACGACCCAAATTTTCCGGGTCTCAGAGTGTGCAACGAGGGTTGTGCTGATCAGCTTGACCCATACCGCCTGCCTGCTCGCAAAACCGAAAAGATAACGATTCGGTTTCCAAGACCTGACCTCCCGCTCAATGCTGGAGACAACTATCTGATCACTGGCGGCGAGACTAGCGTGTTCCAGATCTCGACTGAGGGTAATACCCAGACTCCAACATCTACCGGGAACAAGGACACTATCGCGCCCAACCCGCCAGACAACACGAGCACATAATGTCCGCACAAGTCACAATCCTCCAATTGCCATCGGCCGGTGCCATCACTGGTACGGAGTCGGTCCCAATTGTCCAAAACGGCGTCACGGTGCAGACCACTACAGGGGCGATCGCCGCATCCCCGTCGCAGCCTTACACCTACCTGACCGTCAACCAAACGCCTCAGTTGGCCAACAGCCGCTACTTTGGCGCAACCAACGGCCTGTTGTTGAATGACGGCGGTGCTCAAGGGCTGTTCAATATAACGACCACAGGCGCTCTTTTGTCTCTTGTGAACTCTGGTACTGGGTTCCAAGTAAAAACGTCTTCTACGGCCCTTACAGGCCGTTCTATCGCTGTCTCTGGGGTTGGCCTGTCCATCTCAAACGGCGACGGCATTGCCGGGGATCCAACAACCTCGTTGGCTGGGCAGGTTTTGAATTTGGCCAACCTGAGCGCAAACGGTCTGATGACGATTACCACGGCCGGTGCGTTGTCGGCAACCTCAATCTTGGGCGTGGCGGACCAGACGGTTGTGACCAACGCTGATGGCGTTTCTGGAAGCCCGACCATTGGACTTGCGTCAAACCCAATCATCCCCGGCACTGGGGCAATTTTGGTCCCGGTTGGCACAACTGGTGAGCGGCCTGTCGCCGTTGATGGCAAGATTCGATTCAACACCACGGACGGGTCCTATGAAGGCTACGCATCGGGCTCTTGGCGTCAATTCTCTCTGTCTGGCGGGGTAACTCAGGTCAATACTGGAACGGGTCTCACAGGCGGCCCTATCGTAGGAGTTGGAACAGTTTCAATTGCCAACACCGCTGTGACCGCTGGATCTTACGGCTCCTCAAGTCAAGTGGGTACGTTTACTGTCAACGCACAAGGCCAGTTGACTGCCGCATCCAACGTGACAATTACGGCCAGCAGCATTGGTGCGGTGGCATCTGTGTCCGGAACCGCAAACGAAATAACCGCAACAGGGACGTCTTCTGTTGTTCTGTCCTTGCCTGCCGCGCTGACTTTTACCGGGAAAACGGTAACGGACGGCACATTCAATGCCACGGCGGTTACCGTTGGTGGCGTGGCTGTGGTGACTTTGACCGGCACTCAAACGCTGACCAACAAAACGCTGACATCACCCATCATCAGCTCAATCAGCAACACCGGCACGCTGACGCTGCCTACCTCTACGGATACTTTGGTTGGCAGGGCCACTACTGACACGCTGACCAACAAGACCTTGACCAACCCTACGGTCACCAACTACACCGAGACGCCGTTTACAGCCAACACCAGCACGGCCATCACGCTTGCCCTGACCAACGGCACGGTACAGATACTCACCCTGACCGGCAGCCCGACGATCACTATGCCCACAGCGGTGTCAGGGAAATCATTCATCATCATGCTCAAGACCGGCGCTGGTAGCTTCACGGTCACTTGGTCAACGGTCAAATGGCCCTCCGGTACAGCCCCAACGATCACCAGCACCGCCAGCAGGCAGGATGTGTTCTCATTCTTCAGTGATGGGACCAACTGGTACGGAAGCACGCTCGGACAAAACTACACACCATAACCATGTTTGCAGCATCTAAATCAGGTGGAGTTGTAAGTTCAGGCGATCCCTACTGGACAAGCGTTAGCCTGCTTACGAACTTTGAGAACAACCTGACCTTTCAGGACGGCAGCACCAATAACTTCGCCATCACGCGCAACGGGGTGGTTAACCCTAGTTTGAATACGCCGTTCAGTGGGGTGGGTGGGAGTGAATACTTTAATGGGACAACGGGGTATTTAACTTGGCCGTCAGGTAGCACTGCCGCATTTGGCACTGGGAACTTCACGGTTGAATGTTGGGTTTACCTTACTTCTGCACCAACAGTAAATTTCATCATTGACTTCCGTGATGCAACGCACACAACTGCCCCAATTTTTCTTTGGGGAGACATAATATCTGGTGTTTTGTATTGGGATAAAGATTCAAGTGGCGTAGGCGCAATCAGTGGCACAGCCACATGGAACACAAACACTTGGTATCACGTTGCTTATGTCAGGAACGGAACTACTGGAACGCTTTACCAGAATGGCGTTTCAATCGGAAGTGGAACCGATAGCACTAACTACACGGTAGTACCAACAACCTCAACTATCGGAAACAGATACGCTCTGTCCTTCTATTACCCCGGCTACATCTCCAACCTCCGCATTGTCAAAGGTACTGCTGTTTACACCTCTGCCTTCACCCCTCCCACAGCCCCGCTAACAGCCATCACAAACACCAGCCTGCTCATCACCGGTACAGGGCAGGGTATGTTCAACAACAGCACCTTCGTAGACCAAGGGCCGAATGCTCTGACGGTCACTGCTACGGGTGCGCCTGTGTACTCAGGGCTGAGTCCGTTTGGGAATACTTATGCGGGGAGTGTGAAGTTTGATGGGGCATCAAGGATAAGCGCCACAAATAATGCAGCGTTGCAACTGGGAAGTGGTAATTTCACCATTGAGTGCTGGTTTAACTTGGGGAATGTATCTGGAACTAAAAACCTTGTTCAAACTTCAAACGTATCATTTGGGGATTTAAGCTACTCCATCCTTGTATCTGGAACTAGCTGCGTATATTATTTGAGTTCAACAGGCGCGGCATGGAATATTGCTTCCGGCGTTTCCATTGGAACTGTTGCTGCAAATACTTGGTATCACGTTGCTTTAGTCCGTAATGGAACAACAATTACTCCATACCTTAATGGAGTTGCCGGGACAACTACTACTTCTTCTGCCACTTTATATGCCTTTGCATCAGCGGTATGTTTTGGTGGTTATCCAGCAGGTATTGATTTCCTGACGGGCAATATTTCCAATGCCAGAATCGTCAAAGGCACAGCAGTCTACACAACAGGATTCACACCATCGACAACACCGCTGACCGCGATCACCAACACCTCTCTGCTGGTGCGGGGGGATACTGGTGCGTTCTATGACCTGAGTAACAATGGCAATAGCATGACCAGCACCGGCACAACGGCGGTGACAACACAGGTCAAGAAGTATGGCGCAGAGAGCGCCAGTTACCCCGCCACCGCTTATCAGACTGTGGCCGATGCGGTCAATCTGCAATTGGGTACAGGTGACTACACCATAGAGGCTTGGGTGTACCGCAATGCCGCTGGCGTTTTGCACTCGTTGATCTGCAAAGGCGCTGCGGCTACGGGGTGGTTGTTGCAAATTAATACGTCAAACCAACTTGTGTTTACGGTTACGTCTACGGCGATTTTGACCAGCACCACGACAGTTGGCGCAACGACTTGGGCGTTTGTAACTGTTACGCGCTCGGGAACGTCAACACGCTTGTTTGTTGGTGGAAACTTAGAAGCCACGGCAACCGATAGCACCAACTTCAACCAAACCAATGCCCTACTTGTGGGCGCTGACCGCAGTAATTTGAACGGCTTGAACGGCTACCTAGACGACATCCGAATCACCAAAGGCGTAGCCCGGTACACCGCTAACTTTACCCCACCGACAGCAACATTCCCGACAGGTCCATAACCATGTACTACGCAAAGCAAACCGACGCTGGGTATCAGATCACTATGCTGAAGGTGCTGTTTCCCGATACCTCATTCCCCGACACCGGCCCAGATTCAAATTGGCTGGCAGACTCTGGCGTCTACCCGGTTGAAGAGCATCTGTACTTCGACGCCAACGCTTTCAAGCGCAACGGCACTGACCCAACGCTGCGGGACGGCACGGTCTACACCGCTGAACTGGTGGCTCTGACCGATGAGGACAAAGCCCAACGCGAGGCTGACAGGCTCTCCCAACTGGCATCGGTATCCCGTGAGCAGCGCAACCGGCTCTTGGCGGGCTGTGACTGGACGCAGTTAGGTGACTACGAGAAAGCGGATCAGGCGGACTGGACGGCGTATCGCAAGGCTCTACGGGACATCACCAAGCAGCCGGGGTTTCCCGAAACGATCGAGTGGCCTGTTGCCCCCGGTGCTAAAATTATTCAGCCCCTTGAGGCTGTTTTGGTCTAAACCGAATCCAAAGGAAAAACCATGGCACAAGCTGGCTACACGCCGATCCAACTCTATTACAGCCCGACCACGACCAACGTGCCTTTGCCCGCCGACTTGGCCGCTGGGGAGCTGGCAATCAACACGTTTGACGGCAAGCTGTTCTACAAGGACTCCAGCGGCGTTGTTCAAGTGATAGCTACCAAGAGCGCACCTGCTTTGAATGCCATCCTTGCTGCTACTTCCTCGGCCACGCTTGCCAATGGCAACAACCCAATTGCATGGAACTGGACACAAACCACAGCCTCTCAAGCAGGTTTTGCAATCGGTGAAACCACTGCTAGTACAGGTGGTTCGGGTAGTCAGGTACTGTTAAAAATTGGCACATTAGCATCGTCCACGGCAGACCCATTGCAAGTGCTGACAAGGGGTAGTGATTCAGTGCGTGTGTCTCGCACCGGCGCTGTGACCATAACGGG